GTAAAAGGTTGTAATTCCATCCGAGCAAAATTTCCCCGAGGCTGCGCCTCGAGTACAAAACTCTTGATGGATTACAGCCCCAGGTATTCTGGAGTAAAACCTCTGTTTAAAGAGGACTCAACGACTACAACGTTGAGTTTTATGTTGGTGTAGCATCACCTATCATATTGTCGATTGTTGGACAACAGAGAAAGTAAAAACATGTAAAATCTACACCAGTTCCCGCATTGGTGATGACCGTAGAGTAACCAATTTCATCTGTGGCAGTGGTGTTTGCAATATTTAGCGAAACCATTGCTCCTTGTGTGTTGGTATCATCAATGGAACTACCTTCAATCCACGTGGTTGGGTTAACCAACGTGAAATTGCAGGCGTTATAATCGGGAATGCAGAATTGGACCGAAGGCGCCGCACGCGCCGACGTAAGGACCATTCCTGCTGTACCGTCTCGAGTGTAGTAGTACGCTCCGAGTCGAGAACACTTCGTAGATAACGAAGCAGTTCCCAAAACGGAAGCGTTCAACGTAACTACTCGATTGGAAGCGGTCAGTCCCCCTGAATCGTCGATCCGGACAACACGAATGTCATCTGGAACAACCTTGGGGCTATTGACTGTTAAGGTGTAATTAACACCACCGCGAGTGCCCACAAACATGCTTGCCACGAAAGGAATCGGGTGCATAGTATTGAAAGCAAAATTGGCTGACCCACCAATAACATTGTCTACTACTTTATTTGCGGTAGTGGGCCAACTGGAAGGAACAAATCCAGGTGTGTATGGGATACGAAAGATCCCTTTCCTGTAAATGTTCGTAGCACTGCCAACACCATTAGGTAATGGTACAGTGTCCACAACCGATGATCGATGCAACAATTTGCGCAAAGACATAACGCTCTCACCAAAATTTAGATGGTAGCGATTATCTGAGGCTGATGCCTTCTCACCAATGGTGTGTTCACTAATATCACCTTGTAGTGCAAAGAATGACGGAACATAAAGATTACCGCCAGCAGTGATACCACCCTTTGGATTGTTGAATTCAAAATCATCTCCAGCACTAACATAGAACAGAAGAGTGACAGAAGTTGCACTTGGTGCCTCAAGCGTATTATACACTCGCACCGAAAGTACACCATTGTCAGTGTTCAGACTAGGTGAGTTGGTAGAACCAGTGGTCCAACCGTCTACAGCACCCTGAGTGTCTGTCTCTGCCCAAGCTCTGGACTGGTGATACGGTATTTCAAATGTGACATCCTGAGTCTCTCCAATGTCAACGATCTGATTGTAACAAACATTCAAATCAGGATTCGCGACAGTGACATCGGCAGCAGGGTCCCAAGAGACCTTCAAACGACCTTTGTGGTATTTCGAACACACTACACGCATGCGGATCTTCAACGTTCCACGCCAATTGTGAAACATATATGAAAGATGCGACAGAGGCGTATTGTAATGTCGATAACCAACCGTTGAAAATGGTGCGCCCGAAGTCAAAATGGCAACGGAGTCCTTCAACGTAGGTGTAATGCGTGCATTGAAAATTTGCAACGCATCTGCATCCGAAGTGGACCATGTGGCGGCACCAAAGAAGGATTCTTTTTTCTTCAAGTAATTGATGGATAATTCGTCTTCTTTTGGACCGCCAAAGGGAGCTGAATCAATAGACAGTTCGGTCTTTGGATCATAAGCTAGTTTCTGATAAGGAACTGAGATTTCAGCTGTTGCCAAATGTGGCGCGGACATAACATACCGCGGTTCCACATTGGAGATGACAGGTGGATTTGTGAACCCAAATATGGAAGCAATAGACGCCACTGCTGTTGCTCCAATTTGAGTTGCTCGCGCAAAAGGACCGAGAATTGGAACCTTAGTCAACATACCAGCAACACTGGCCACAGAAGTAGCCGGTTTTGATATACTGATCTTTCCGTATTCATCACCCTGTAAGGCGAGACTTGATGTGGCACCCATGAGCTCCACGTCAGACAACCATGCGATCGTCTTGACAGTGATGCTCAAAGGCGCAGTTGCGATAGCGACTGCCAAAGGGGCAAAAGTCACATATCGCAGAGTGCCCATTGCTTCCACGTCTGCAAGTGAAGTAATGTTTAGCCAATTCTTGTGATAAAGAAATGGACACTCCATCTCACCCCCCTCATTTGTTTGGGGCGAGATATGGAAACCTGGCTGCTGTGAATATGGAATGCGCAGCACAGTATCCGTGGTGGTAGTTCGCACACGATTAGGAACAAGTCCTTGTAACGGCGTGTACGCTGTTTTCATCAAACCATATTGAAATGGTGTGGCATTGATGACAACTTTGATGTGAAGTTTTCCTCGAAAAAACGCATAATTATTTAATTTGTTCTTCACACTCGCTGTATTCATGTACAAACTCCATGGAGTGATCGTTCTGGTCACCCCTACCGGATCAGTGGTACTCCAACTAAATGTGTCGATCGTGATTGGTCGACCCAAGAAGGAACCCAACTGCAAATCCGGTGTGGAATCAGCCAAGGCGACTGATGCATCGGCATTGGATGCCATGATCATGTCTCCTGATGATTCCTCCTGAAAGGTGACCGTTCCCTCCGTCGTGTGTGACGGGTCAAGATCACCCTGCAGAACAAAACAAGTCGGCATACTCCACGCACACGCGCTTGTAAACGTGCACGCAGGCGCAATTCTCTTAGTGATTGCGTCAACATTTTTATTTTCCTCAATATTTTCTTTTTTGCATGACTATAAAAACTCATATATGAACCGCCAAATACATACATGGTGGTCGGGAACTATTCGAGCCCACCCGACGCCTTCCGAAATCTCTCACAGAGAGCATCCCAACCCGGAAGGGTACCTTGTTCTACGTAGAACTGGTAAGGCTCGTGTTGTACCACAGATTTAAAAAATTCGTGGTGTTTTTGGAAAATCTCCTTCCCATGAAAGAAATATTCCGAGTTGGCGCTGCTAATCACAGCAACCATCTGCATGTGCTTGTCAATCGTCTTTGAAGGCACCCACATCGTGAGCGACTTGTGCAATGATTTTTCCTCTAAAGGACAAACATACGCTTGCAGCTCTTCCTCCCAGCGCCATGAGCGCTTGAGAAATGAAGTCTGCTGGAGTCGAATGTACGGAACGGACTCAGATTCTTTGTCCGCCATCGTGTATTCAACACCAATGAGTTGCATTTGCTTTTGGATTTCACAATGGTTGAACCAAGGTGTCTTCTTACTCACTCCCATGATGTTATCATCACCGTATGTAAACAAACGGACAAACTCCTTGAAATCAATGCATGACCTACCGTTCGGGTTGGCCATAGCGTAGGCATAACGCATATACAAACTATTCACAAGTGAGTTGACGATGACTGTCAATGGGTGTCCTGATGGATTGGTACCATAAAATTCAATGATATCACCATTCATGTTGACGACAGGAAATGCAGTGTCCATGGCAATGCACCGGATTTGTCTACACTCCTCCGGACTAAAGCCAGCACTGCGGTAAATGTTCTCAATAATCTCGAACGCAGCTAGCACAAACTGTGCCAACATACGCTTATCAAATTTCCCGTAGTCTCCCGCAACAATTTGATCGTCTCCGAATGCGGTTAGGTACTCATGAATCTGTGTCCACTCAATGGACTGACAGACAGTGCCTGGACCTGCTTCGAAGATGAACTTGTTCTTCTGTAGCAAACGCACAAATGACAACAAACGTGATCGCACAACAATACTCCAATCAACTGGAGCTCCCGTGAAAACGCGGGTTTTTTGTGCATCAATTTTTGCTTGAGCTGTTGGTTCATCTTTGAGATGTCCCGTGAAAACTGGGTAACACCGTTCTCCACGCTCATAGCAAGCTTCAATGTTGCGGACTCGTTCCCAAATGTCATCTGTAAAAGTGACCCCTTCAGGATATTCTGGGGTTATATCTTCGACCAGGAAACGCTTCTTCGAGGTGGACCATGGAAAGCCCATCGAAGTATTCGTGTTGATTCGATCAATGTACTTCACACCAGGCAATCCATTCACGGACGCCCGATCGGACAGAAACACCAATTCGCCCTTCCAGGCTCCCTCGGTTTTGCTATCCAAACCAGACAAAATGTCTTTCGTGAAACTGCTAACGCAATGCGCGAGCAGCTCATTGTCG